CGACCGTCAGCAACAACGGCGGCGACATCACCAGCCCATCATCTGGCTGGGCGATCACGTCGCCGTCGATTGCCGATCCGGTCTGGTTTGACGACCGGATGACCGCGGCCGATCTTGGCGTCGCCGGGTCCAAGACGGCAAGCTGCACGGCCAGCGGGGCGTCGAGCTGGGGCATCAACGCGATCGCCATCGCGCCGTTCAGCAGCAGCACCAACCACGACGTCGAAGGCGCTGCCGCCGGTGCGGGCACGGTAGCCGGTGCCCTCAAGGCCCTCGACCCGCGCTACGGCCGCCCCAGCGCTGACGTCAGCGCCGGCGGCTGGGTGCCTAGCACCGGCTCGGATCTGTTCGCCATGCTGGACGAATCCACCGCCAGCGACACCGACTACATCAGTGTGGCCAGCGCCTCCACCTGCGAGATCCGTCTGCGCGGCGTGGTCGACCCGGGCAGCAGCGCCGGCCACGTGGTGCGCTTTCGCTCGCCGGCCGGCTACACGCCCAGCGGTGGCGTGGTGGTGTCGCTGCGCCAGGGCGCGACCGAGATCGCCGCCTGGACCATCAACCCGATCGCCGCCAACACCACCTACGAGCGGTCGCTCGACGCCGGCCAGGCCAACGCGATCACCGACTACGACGACCTGCGGCTGCGCTTCGAAGCGGTCAACTAGGAACAGAGATGGCACGCGCGAACGATTCAATCACCGTCACCCCGGGCAGCGGCTCGACTGTGGCCACCCACCTGGCCGACAGCAAGGAGTACCAGGCGGTGGTGCTAGCTGATTCCACCGGCCATCTCAAGGGCACCAAGCCCACCTGGATCGTCAGCACCGGCAACACCATTCACGTCGCCGCCGCGCGCACCACGTTGGCGGATCTGTTCAACGCCAGCGGCTCCGGCGTCGTCCTGCGCGTGGTCGGCCTGTACGTGATCCCGGCGCTGGCGGCGGTCGCGGGCGTGGGCCAGACCTATGAGGCGATCCGAACGTCAGCGGTCGGCACCGGCGGCACCACCATCACGCCGCAAACGCTCGACACGGCCAACAGTGCGCTGCCTGCGCAGGTCACTGCCCGCACCAAGGCCACCGGCGGCGCCACCACGGCGGCCACGCTGTTCTTCATTAACGGGTCGAGCGAGGAGACGACGCCCTACGCTGGTCTTGCCAGCCAGCTCAACCATCTGCCGCGTGACGCCAACGGCGACACCCAGGCGATCGTGCTGCGCGAGGGCGAGGGCCTGAAGATCGACCAGACTACCAACAGCGCTATCGGCAACGTCAACGTCGTGCTGGTCGTCACCGTCGAGTAAGCGATGAGCTTGCTGGTCCTGTTCGGCTACCGCGAGCCGCTCGAGGTTCGCATTGGCTGGGCCGAGCTGGATGTCGCCGCCAGTGACGGCGCGATCGCCGCCGACGCCGCCGCAGCCAGCACCGCCGCGGCCACGCTGGACGTCGGCAAGAACCTCGCCGGCGCTGCCGCCGGTGCGGCAACCGCCGCCTCGCCGCTGAACCGCGGCCTGGGCGTGGCCGGTGCCGCGCAGGGCAGCGGCACCGCGGCCGGCACGCTGTCGGCGTTCATCGTCACGTCGGTGCGCATCAGCTGGGCCGAGCTCGACGTGCTGGCCGCCGGCGCGCAGACGCTCGAAGGTGCGGCCGCCGGTGCGGGAACCGCCGCCGCCGATCTCGGCATCGGCAAGAACCTGGCGGGCGACGCGGTCGGTGAGGGTGACGCCGCCGGCGCGCTGCTCGGCGACATTCCTCTAGAAGGTGCGGCGGCAGGCAGCGGCACCGCCGCCGGCGCCATGCCGGTCGGCAAGAACCTGCAGGGCGACGCCGCCGGCCTCGGCACCGCCGCCGGCCCGCTCGATGTGCGCCAGGTCAACCTGCGCATCAGCTGGGCCGAGTTCGACGCCACCAGCGCCGAAGCGGCGCAGCCGCTCAGCAACGGCGTGGTCGACGATCTCGACCTCGAATGGGTCGCCAGCGAGAACCCTGACGCCTACGTCAGCCATGACGCCTACGCCGGCCAGATGCCGGTGCTGCTCGATCTGGCTGCTGCCACGCTGGCGCAGGGCAGCGCCGCCGGCGAGCTGCTGCGCGGGGTCGAGCTGGCCGGTGCCGCCGTCAGCGGCGTGGTGGTCGGTGGCCAGCTGCTGCTCACGGTTGAGATTACCGCCGCCGCGGCCGGCGCTGGATCCGCCACGGGCGATCTCAGCCTGGAAGGCGAGGTCGATCTGTTCGGCGCCGCCACCGGGCTGGGCAGCGCCGACGGCGTGCTTACGCTGTCGCTCAGCCTGGCCGCCGACGCCCTCGGCGCCGGCAGTGCCGGCGGCAGCCTGGCGATGGAGGTGCCGCTCAGCGCCGCCGCGATCGCGCAGGCGCAGGCTGCCGGTGGCCTGTCGCTGGTGGTCGCGCTCGGCGCCGATGTGGTGGCCCAAGGCCTGGCCGACGGCATCCTGCGCGTCAACTTCGACCAGATCGAGCTGCTCGGTGACGTGGCCGCCACCGCCACGGTGGTGGGCGATCTGGGCATCGGCATCCTGCCGCCGCCCGGCATGGGCTACCCGCCGCGCCGGGAGCTGAGCCGCCGCCCGTCGGCCGTGCAGACGTCTGCACGGCCCCGCCAGACCAACACGCGCCGCTACTGAGAAGAACACGATGGGCATCCTGCGCACCAACGGCCCCGCGGTCGAACCCGTCACGCTCGCCGAGGCCAAGTTGCACCTGCGCGTCGACGGCAGCGACGAAGACGCGCTGATCACCGCGCTCATCAGCGCCGCGCGCGAGCAGGCCGAGCACCGCTGCGGCCGCGCCTTCGTGCACAGCACCTGGCGCCTGACGCTGGACGCGTTCCCCGACGCCGTGCGCCTGCCCGTCGTGCGCGCCGCCAGCGTCACCTCGGTGCAGTACGTCGACGAAGCCGGCGCCACGCAGACGCTGGCCAGCGCCGGCTACCAGCTCGACAACGCCAACGACTACGCCAACTACATCGTGCCCGCCAGCGGCTACGCCTGGCCGTCGACGCTCGCTCAGCCCAACAGCGTCGTCGTCACCTACGTCGCCGGCTACGGCGCCGATGCGGCTGCGGTGCCGGCCAGCGTCAAGCAGTGGGTGCTGCTCAGCCTCGGCGCGATGTACGCGCACCGCGAGGCGGGCACCGAGAAAGCGATCAGCGAGCTGCCGCGCGTGTTCTGGGACGGCTTGCTCGATCCGTACCGGGTGCTGGGGGTCTGACGTGTACACCAAGTTGCGAAGTGGAATGCTGCTCAAGGCGCCGATCGCGCAGCCAGTGCGCGGCGCGAATGTGGGCCTCTTGATGCCAGACGGCACGCCGGTGCCGAACGTGAAGTCGGTGCGTATGGTCTACGAGCCGAACGGCCTGCCGATTTGCGTGGTGGAGCTGTACGGCGTCGAGGTCGTGCACGTCGACAACAAGGCCGAGTGATGCAGGCCGGCAAGCTCACCGAGCGCGTGACGATCCAGAGCAAGGCCGCCACCCGCGCCGCCAACGGCGAAGAGGTGGTCAGCTGGGCGGACGTGGCCACCGTGTGGGCGCAGGTCGAGCCGCTGGCGGGCCGCGAGTTCTTTGCCGCCGCGCAGATGCAGTCCGCCGTCGACGTGCGCATGCGCATCCGCTACCGGGTCGGCGTGCTGCCGCAGATGCGCGTGCTGTGGCGCGGCCAGGCGCATGACATCGAGGCGGGGCTGCAGCCCAATGCGCAGCGCGCCTACCTGGAGCTGATGTGCGTCAGTGGAGTTCGCGATGGCAGATAGCCTGCGCGTGCGCCTGGAGGGCGTAGACGACCTGCGCCGCGCGCTGGCTGAGGCCGGCAAGCAGATCCGGACCAAGGCCGTGCGCGGGGCGCTGCGCAAGGCTGCCGTGCTGATCCGTGACGCCGCCAAGGCGCGTGCACCGCTGCTGCAGGGCGTGACCCGCTACCGCAAGCGCGGCACGGTGCAGCGTCGCATCAGCGTGCGCCCCAGCAAGTTCGCGCGCCAGGCCGGCAACGAAGGCGTGTTCGTCGGTGTCAAGCCGCTGCGCGGCAAGGCCGACACGCGCCGCTTTGGCAAGGCCAGTGCCAAGAACCCGAACGACCCGTTCTACTGGCGCTTCCTCGAGTTCGGCACGGTGAAGATGCGCGCGCGCCCTTTCCTCGGCCCGGCCGCCGCCAGCAAGGGCACCGAGGCCATCAACACCTTCATGCGTGACGTGGTGCCGCAGATCAACCGGCTCAACGAGCGCGCGCGGCTGAAACGATGAGCGCTGAGACCCAGTTCTACGGCTACCTGCTCGCCAGCGCCGCCGTCACCGCCGTGGTCGGCAGCGGCAGCACCGCCCGCATCTATCCGGACGTGATCCCGCCCGACCGCGACCTGCCCGCCATCGCCTACGCGCGCAGCGGCACCGAGCCGCTCGCCACCATCCACAGCGGCGCCGTGCGGGCCGAGTTCGTCACCATGCAGGCGCAGTGCTGGGCCCCCACCCGCACCGCCGCCGACGCGCTGGCTGACGCGGTGATCGCCGCGCTCACCACCCAGGGCGAGCCGCATGTCGCGCGCGCCGTGCTGTTCGATGACGAGACCGGCAACTTCGGCACCGCGGTCGACTTTCGGCTGCTGATCAACCTGTAGTAGCGCAACCCCCGCGCAACCCTGACCACCCGCTGCGGCGGGTTTTTTTTGGAGCTAGACAATGGCAACCGTCCGCAAGTGGAGCAATGTCGCCGTCGCCATGCAGTCGGCGCTCGGCTCGGCCCTCACCATCACCGCCATCACCAAGGCCAACCCGGGCGTGGTGACCAGCAACGGCCACGGCCTGGCCAACGGCGCGTATGTGCTGCTCACCATCAACGGCATGAGCCAGCTCAATGGCCGCGTGGTGCGGGTGGCCAACCAGACCACCAACACCTTCGAGCTGGAAGGCGTCGACACCACGCTGTTTGACACCTTCAGCTCCGGCAGCGCGCAGCTGATCACCTTCGGCACCTCGATCACCACCGCGACGCAGATCAATGCCTCGGGCGGCGACTTCGAGTTCATCGACACCACCACCATCCACAGCAACGTGCGCACGCAGATCCCGGGCACCGCCAACCCGGCCACGTTCGAGATGACCCACCAGTGGGACGTCTCCGACACCGGCCTGGCTGCGCTGAAGACGGCCTCCGACGGCCAGGCGCAGCGGGCGTTCCGCTTCACCTTCGGCAACGGCGGCCAGATCATGGTGTTCGCCGGCTACGTCGGCGCCAGCCTGCTGCCCGGCGGCAGCGCGCAGGACCTGGTCACCACGCCCAGCGTGATCACCATGTTCGGCTCGCCCACGTACTACGCCAGCTGATGAGCCATCCCCTGGTTGACCGGCTGCGCGCCCAGCGCCAGCACAAGCTCGCGGTCGGCGCGCACACGTTCATCGTGCAGCGGCCGACGCAGCTGCAGTTCGCCAGCCTGCGCAGCGTCGCGGCGAGCGATCTCACCGCCCAGGCGGCGGCGGTCCTCAAGTACGTCACCGGCTGGGAAGGCGTGACCGAGCACGACATCATTGCCGGCGGCGCCCCGCACCCGGTGGCGTTCGATACCGAGCTGCTCGGGGAATGGCTGCAGGATCGCGCCGACCTGCTGCTGCCGCTCGTCAACGGCCTCGTCGACCTGGTTAAGGGGCAGACGCAGCAAGCCGAGGCCGACGAAAAAAACTGCGCGGGTGGTTCGACCGGCTAGATGAGCCGTTTGAACCACCGCCCCCGCCTGAAGAAGCGCGCACCGCGTTCATCGCGCTGCACATGATGGGCGGCCTGATCGACTGGGCCGGCCTGCCGGTGATCTTCGAGCTGCTCGGCGTTACCGACACCGAACGCACGCTGCGGCAGATGATCACCATCTGCGACTGTTGCCAGCAACGCCAGAGCCAGGGATAAGCATGGCCATCGCCACACTCACCATCGATCTCGTTGCCAAGCTGGGCGAGCTGGAAACGGGGCTTAACCGCGCCACCCAGCTGGCCGAGCGCAACGCGCTCAAGATGGAGGCCGCCTTCAAGCAGGTGGGCAGCGTGTTCGCCAGCCTGGCCGGCGTGATCGGCACCGGCGCCATCGTCGCCGGCCTGCAGCGCATCGTCGACGGGCTGGACAAGTTCAACGACGTGAAGGACGCCACCGGCGCCAGCATCGCCAACCTGAGCGCGCTCGAAGACATCGTCGTGCGCGCCGGCGGCAGCTTTGACGACGCCGCCAGCGTGCTGGTGCGCTTCAACAAGGTCCTCGAAGACGCGCGGCCCGGCAGCGAGTTTGCGAAGATTCTCGACAGCATCGGCCTGAGTGCGCAGACGCTGCGCCAGCAAGACCCCACCGAGGCGCTGCTGGCCACCGCCACCGCGCTGGCCAAGCTGGGCGACGGCGGCGAGCGGGCGCGCAAGGAGCAGGTGCTGTTCGGCAAGTCGATCCAGACGGCCGCGCCGATCCTGCGCGATCTGGCCGAGGCCGGCAAGCTCAATGCCACGGTCACCGCGCAGCAGGCACAGGAGGCCGAGGCCTTCAACCGCGCCTTCGCAGCACTCGGCAAGACCGGCCAGGACGTGGGCCGCAACCTGGCCAGCGATCTGGTGCCCGGCATGACCGCGCTGGCCAAGGCCCTGAACGACAGCACGCTCGCTGCCAGCACCTTCAACGGCATCGCCGCGGCGGTGCGCGTCACGTTCCAGACGCTTACCGTGCTCGCCGCCAACGTCGCCTTCGTGTTCGGCGGTGTTGGGCGCGAGATCGCCGCCGTCGCCGCCCAACTGGCGGCGCTGGCGCGCGGTGACCTGGCGGCCTTTCGCGCGATCGGCGAGGCGGTCAAGGAAGACGGCCGCATCGCCCGCGCCGAGCTGGACCAGCTGGAGAGCACGCTGCTCGGCCTGGTGCCCGCCGCCGCCGCGGCCGCCACTGCCAGCACCAAGACTGCTGCGGCGGTCGAGAGCGTGGGTGAAGCCGCCAAGCGCAGCGCCAAGGAACTGGCGCTGTTTCGCTCGGCCAACGAAGGCTTTGCCGGTGACGCCGAGGGTGCCGCCTTCATGGCCAAGCAGTTCGGCGAGGAGATGGCGCGCCTGGACGATCTGCTCGGCCGCACCCAGTTGCGCAAGCTCGAGGAAGACCTGCGCCTGATCGACAAGGCGTTCTTCGACGGCCTGATCGGCATCCAGGAGTACGAGGCGGCTCTGGCGCGCGCGCTGGGCAAGGGCAGCGAGACCGACAAGCGCATCAAGGAAACCAGCGACAGCGCCGACAAGCTGGCCCTGACCTTCGCCAGCTCGATCGGCCGCGTGATCGAAACCGGCGGCAGCATCGGCGACGTGTTCAAGGCGCTGCTGCAGGACATTACCAAGGTGGCGGTGCAGCTGGCCATCGTCGAGCCGCTGGCGCGCAAGCTGCGCGAGGCCTTCTCCGGCGGCGGCTCGGGCAACTTCCTCTCCGGCCTGGGCAGCATCTTCTCCGGCCTCTTCGGTGGCGCGGGCGGTGCTGGCGCCGGCGCCGGCGGCGGTGGTGGCGCCAGCGTGGGCGGCGGGGGTGACGGCTTCGGCGGCTCCACGTTCGGCGCCAGCCGCCCCGGCGCCGTGACGCGTGCCTCGGCCGGTCCGACCACGGTCTTCAACTACTACATCGAGCAGGTCGGCAGCAACGTCAGCCGCGCCGACCTGGTGGCGGGCATGGAGCAGACGCGCCAGGCCACCCTCGCCACGCTGCAAGACGGCGTCGCGCGTAACCGCATCCGCATGGGCTGACCGCATGGCTGACTTCAACTGGACGCTGGCGTTGCCGCAGCCGGCCCGCTTTACCCTGCGCCGGCGCGCGCCGAGCTTTGCCTACCAGAGCCAGCTCAGCGGCGCGGTGCAGACCGTGAGCCTGCCCGGCGCGCAGTGGGGCGCGCTGCTGGAGTTCCCGCCGATGCGCGCGGCCGACAGCGTGGCGCTCGAGGTGCTGCTGATGCAGCTGCGCGGCCGCGCCAACCGGCTGGTGCTGTGGCACCTGGCCCGGCCGGCGCTGCGCGGCGCCGGCGGCGGCACGCCGATCGTCAACGGCGGCGGCCAGACCGGCAGCGCCATCAGCATCAGCGGCCTGCCCAACAACCGTACCGGCTGGGCCCTGCCCGGCGACATGGTGGGCATCGGCGGCGAGCTCAAGATGGTCACCGCCAGCTGCAACAGCGACGGCAGTGGCATTGCCACGCTCACCTTCGAGCCGCCGCTGCGTAGTGCCAAGAGCAACGGCACCGCGATCGTCACCGCCGCCCCCACCACCAAGTTCATGCTCGCCAGCGACAGCTCGGAGTGGACGCACGAGCCGGTCAAGATGGTCCGTGGCCACGTGCTCGAGCTGATCGAGGCCTTTGCATGAAGACGCTCAGCACCGCCCAGCTCGCCGCCGTCGCCGGCGAGCACGTCACCGCCTGCTACCTGGTGCAGCTGGAGTTCGCCAGCGGCACCATCTACGTCACCGACGCCGCGCACGACATCGTCTGGAACGGCAACACCTACCTGGGCGCCGGCCGCGCCGGCAACATCGAGGCCACGCGCGAAACCGTGGCGGGCGAGGCCACCGGCCTGCGCTTTTCCCTGGCCGGGCCGATCGCCAGCTACCTGTCGGCCGCGCTCGCCGAGCACGTGCAGGGCAAGCCGGCCAAGGTCTACGTCGCCTTCTTTGCCGACAACGGCGCGCTGATCGATACCCCCGTGCTCGAATGGTCCGGCCTCACCGACGTCATGCCGGTGCAGGAAGGGGCCGACCAGAGCGTGATCAGCGTCACCGCCGAGAGCCGCTTCGCCCAGTTCGCCCGGCCGCGCCAGCGCCGCCACAGCGACCAGGACCAGCAGCTGGCCTATCCCGGCGATCTGTTCTTCCAGTTCGCCGCGCAGATGATCGACCGCCCGATCGTCTGGCCCAGCCGCGAGTGGTACAGGGTGAACACATGAGGGTGAACACATGACGCGTGCGCCTGACTGGCCGCAGCGCCTGGCCGCCTTCATCGAAGCCCGCCGCGCGCGGGCTTTTGTTTGGGGCGAGCATGACTGCGCGCTGTTCGCCGCCGACTGGGTGCGCGAGTGCACCGGCGTCGATCTCGCTGCCGATCTGCGCGGCACCTATGCCGATGCGCGCGGTGCGCTGGGCATCCTCAACGCCCGCGCCGGCCTGGCCGGCATCTGCGCTCAGCTGCTGCCTGCGGTGGCGCCGCCGTTTGCCGGCCGTGGCGACGCGGCGCTGGCCAGCAACGCCGGCCGCGAGCTGCTGTGCATCGTCGACGGCGCGCACCTGATCGGCCCCGGCGCCGAGGGCCTCGCCTGGTTGCCGCGCGGCGCGATCCAACTGGCGTGGAAGTTGTAGGCGATGCCGCAGGTCATTCCGCTCGTCATCAGCGCCCTGGTCAGCGTCGGTGCCAAGTACGCGATCGCCTACTTTGCCGCCGCCGTGCTGTACATGGGCAGCATGGCCTACAGCGCGCGCGAGACCCGCCGCGCCAAGCGCGAGGCGCGTGCCGCCTACGAGGCCAGCCTGCGCGACCGCCAGCAGCTGGTGCGCTCGGCCGACCTGCCGCGCGCCGTGTGCTACGGCGAGATCGTCACCAGCGGCGCCATCGTCTACGCGCGCAGCGTGGGCGCGCTGCAGGACAAGCTGGTCCTGGTGGTGGCGCTGTCGCCGGGGCACGAGATCACCGCCATCAACCAGGTGTGGTGGGGTGACCGCGTCATCTCGCCCACCAGCGACGGCTACCCCAGCGAGGAAAGCTTCGCCACCACCCACCAGGACCCGCGCACGCTCAGCGTGAGCGCGCCCGGCGGCCCGGCCGACTGGGCGGTCACGCTGCCCAGCATCCCGATCAACGGCAGCGTCTCGGCGGTCTACGCCACCGGCAACACCGGCGGCGACAACGGCCCCACCCATGAAGCGCTGGCGGTGGTCGGCGTGAGCGGCACCAACGTGACGCTGGCCGGCACCATCGACAGCGGCGGCACCCCGCTGCCGGCTGGGCGCCAGGTGGTGCTCTCCTGGCGCGTGCTGGTGACCACCGCCACCTGGCTGCGCGTCAAGCGCTACCTCGGCACCGCCGGCCAGACCGCCGACGCCGACCTCATCGCCGACACCGCCGGCGACTGGACCAGCGCCCACCGCGGCCGCGGCGTGCCCTACCTGGCGCTGTGGCTCACCTACAACGAGCAGGTGTTCCCGCTCGGCCTGGAAAACGTCAAGGCGCTGATCCAGGGCAAGGCGGTGTACGACCCGCGCACCGCCAGCACCGCGTACAGCCGCAACCCGGCGCTGTGCGCCGCCGACTACCTCACCAGCGCGCTCGGCTTTGGCTGCAGCAGCGACGAGATCGACTGGGACAGCGTCACCGCCGCCGCCAACATCTGCGACGAGCAGGTGGTCATCGCCCTCAGTCCGCCCAAGACGCCGCTCACCCAGGTGCGCTACCGCTGCGACACCCAGCTCACCACCGCCGCCGCCCGCTCCGAGAACCTGCAGGTCATCCTCAGCAGCATGGCCGGCTGGGCGGTGTGGAGCCAGGGCAAGTGGCGCATCTATGCCGGCGCCTACAGCGCGCCGGCCATCACGCTCGACGAGTCGGCGCTGGCCGACGCCGAGGCGCTCACCATCCAGTCGCGGGTGCCGCGCTCGGAGCTGTTCAACGCGGTCAAGGGCACCTTCGTCAGCCCCGCCAACGAGTGGCAGGCCGCCGACTACCCGCCGGTCACCAACCCCACCTACGAGACGCAAGACGGCGGCGAACGCCTCGATCTCGATCTGCCGCTGCCCGCCACCACCCACAGCGTGATGGCGCAGCGGCTGGCCAAGATCGCGCTGGAGGAGTCGCGCCAGGCGCTTACCGTCACCGCCTCGTTCAACCTGAAGGCGTACCGGGTCAGCCCCGGCGATGTGATCGGCCTGTCGCTGGCCCGGTACGGCTGGAGCACCAAGGCGTTCCGCGTGCTCGAGCGCGAGTTTTCGCTGCAGAGCGGCGTGCGCCTCACCTTGCGCGAGACCGCCAGCGGCATCTACGACTGGGGCCTGGGGGCCGCCACCGAGATCGACCTGGCGCCCAACACGCAGCTGCCCAGCCCGTGGCTGCCGCCCACCATGCCGGCGATCACCCTGCTGAGCGACGACACCACGCTGCTGGTGTCGGCCGACGGCACCGTGCTGCCGCGCATCCGCGTCAGCTGGACCGCGCTCACCGCGCCCGACGTCACCCAGGGCGGCCACCTCGAGCTGGCCTACCGGCGCCTGCCCGATATCGGCTGGCTGCAGATGCCGCCGCTGCCGGGTGACAGCGCGCTCGCCTTCGTGCAGCCGGTGACGGAGCGCAGCGCCTACCAGGTGCGGGTGCGCGCGGTCAACGGCATGCGGGTGCCGTCCGAGTGGCAGTACGGCGAGGTCACGGTGGCCAGCGTGGTGCCGCCGCCGGCCCCCGCCGGCCTGACGGTCAGCGCCAGCAACAACACGCGCCGCTTCGTGGTGACGATGCCGAGCGTGCCGCTGTCGCTGGTCGGCTTCGAGATCCGCTACCAGGCGGGCAGCAGCATCACCTGGGCCAGCGCCACGGTGGCCGGGCAGTACGGCTACGCGCAGGGCAGCGGCGCCACGGTCAGCGTCGACGCCAGCGTGCCGGCCACCGGCGGCGCGTTCAGCTTCGAGGTGCGCTCGATCAACGGCGCCGGCCTGCGCTCGGCCAGCGGCGCCCAGGCGCTGAACCAGACGCTGGCCGCGCTCAAGGTGGTGGTGGGCTACCTCACCAGCGAGAGCGCGGTGCTGGCGGCCACCTCGGCCGGCGTGGTGAGCGATTTCTCGGCCGCCACCACCACCATGCGGGTGACCGAAGACAACGTCGACGCCTCGGCCTCGTGGAGCTACGCGCGCACCGACGGCCTGGGCATCACCTCGTCGATCAACGCCGGCACCGGCGTGCTCACGGTCAGCGCGATGAGCGCGGATCAGTCCTACATCGACGTCACTGCCACGCGCAGCGGCTACGCCAGCATCACCAAGCGCTTCAGCGTCGCCAAGGCCCGCGCCGGCGCCACCGGCAGCACGGGGCCGACCGGGCCCACGGGCAGCACCGGGCCGACCGGGCCCACGGGCCCCACCGGCAGCACCGGGCCGCAAGGGCCGACGGGTGCGACCGGGCCGCAAGGCCCCACCGGCAACACCGGGCCGCAGGGCCCGACCGGCACCACCGGCGTGCGCGGATCGCGCTGGTTCTACGTGAGCGGGCTGTCGTCGTGGTCTGATTCCGCCGCCAACACCGCCGCCGGTGTGGACGGTGGCCCGATCGTCGGCGACCTGGTCACCCAGCACAACAGCACCTCGTTCGCGCAGACGCGCCAGCGCCAGGGCGACGGCAGCTGGGCGGTGATCGCGGTGGTGCTCGACGGCAACCTGCTGGTCGACGGCTCGGTGACGGCTGAGGCGTTCACCACCAACCTGCGCACCGATCAGGCGACCATGCTGCGCAATGCCGACTTCACCGAGTACGCGGGCACCAACAGCGGCATCGAGGCGCTGGTCGGGTGGTCGCTGTACACCGGCACGCCGCCGGCCAACCAGCAGATCAACCGCAACTTGACCGGCGGGCGCGTGTGGAACGTCGGCCGCGGCGGCGCCGCGCTGTACTACGACCAGCCCGACTATCTGGGCGAGTTCGGGATCGAGCAGCGGGTGCTGGTCGAGCCTGGCTTGACTTATGAGGTCCACGTCTCCGGCAGCGCCCACCGCTGCAGTGGTCGCATCGCGATCAACTGGCTCGATGGGTCAGGCACCTACCTGTCGCAATCCAACGTGTCGATCGCCGAAGGCGCGGGCACCGGGCAGCCATACACGCCGCCGATCATCGCCTGGGCCAGCGTGACCGCCCCCGCCGGCGCGCTGCAGGCGGTCATCTACCTGATTGCGGGCGCCGCGGCTGGCGCCGACTCGTACCTGTTCTTGCACCGGGCCTACTTCGCGCCGCTTGCTGCCGGCGCCAGCGCCACCAACCCGACCCCGTGGAAGCCCGGCGGCTACGTTGAGATCAACGGCGGCGCGATCGTGGCCGACACGCTCAACGCCAACCGCATCGTGGCCAACAGCATCACCACCGACCGCCTGATCGGCGAGGCGGTCAACAAGATCTTCACCTTCGAGAGCAACGCGTTCAAAGGCCAGACCGAGGCCAGCATCACCGCTGACTTCGAGTCGCCGAACTTCCCGATGACCACGCTGTGCGACTTCGACTACACGCCGGATGTGAACGGCACCGTGGTCGTCACCGTGGATGCGCTGATCCGCAACACGCGCTCGGTCTCCAACGGCAGCAGCTACACCTTCGGCGCGTACATCGGCGCGCAGGTGGCGGCGTCGCCCTCGAGCAACTGGCAGTCTTCTCAGCTCGATGGGCGCAGCGAGTTCTACGTTGCCAACTTCAGCGGCACCTACAGCACCGACTTTCGCCTGTACGGCGTCGAGCTGATCCAGGTCACCGCCGGTGTGGCGATCAAGATCCGCGTGGGCGCTGGCAAGCTGCCCAACGCCACTACCGCCACCGCGCGCCGAGTGCGGGTGGTGGCGCAGGTGGTGAAGCGATGAGGGCCGCGTTGCTGCTTTGGCTGCTGCTCGCAGCCGGCCCCGCCGTGGCCGAGTGGTTCGCCGCGGCTGGCCGCGCCCAATACCAACCCTGTGGCGGCGCTGGCTGTTGGCAGCAGGCGCCGCTGCCCTATGAGGCGCGCCTGCATACCGGCACCGTGGCGCTGGGATATCAGTCAGGCGACTGGCGGATTGCGCTGCATGACCTGGGCCGCGTGTACGTGCACGGCTTCTTCGTGCCCGACGCGGACTATGACCAGCAGGCGCAGGCGCTGCGCGATCCGGGTGCGCGCCAGTTCCGCGGCATCGCGCAGATGCGCACGCAGGGCCTGTCGCTCGCCTGGGCGCCGCAGTGGTCGCACGGCCGCGCCTTTGCCGGCCTGCAGGCTGGCGCGCTCATCTACCGCCAGGCCAGCCACTACCGGCTCGACTGGCTCGACGGCCGCTGCTGCCACACCGAGATTGCGCAGAGCGCCGTCGGCATCACGCCGCAGCTGGGCGCGCGCATCGGCTGGCAGCTCGGCCGCGTGGCGATCGGCTACCAGCTCGACGCCGCCTGGCGCGTGAAGCAGGGCGACGCCCCCGCCGGCGGCTATGGCGGCCGGCCGGGGCTGGTCACGCATTTGCTTTTCATCATGGGGCAGCTATGACCGAACCGCACCTCTCCGCCGGCGCCGCACTCGTCGCCGCCGCGGCGGGCGCTGGCATCACCGCCGCGGCGGAGAAAGCCGCGCTCGCCTTTTTCGGCATCCCGTTGAGCGCCGTCACCGCCGCCATGACCGGCGCCCTGGTGCCGCTGCTGCTGCTGGATCCGCAGCCGCTCACCGGCGCGCTGCGCCAGTGGTTCGGCTCGGTGGCACTCGCTTTCATCGGCACCGCGTTGCTGCTGCTCACGTTCGGGCTCGACAACACCTACGCCATCGGCGTGGCCGGGCTGCTGGCTGCTTTTGCGCGCGACGTGTTCGCCGCGCTCAGGGGCGAGCTGCCGCCGCTCATCACTGCTGTGCGCGAGCGCCTGGCCGGCCGCGCCAAGGGATCCCCATGAACCTCGATACCGTTGCGCATGTACTCGGCACGCTCGCCGGCATCGCCATCGCCATGTGGGCGCTGTGGCGCGTCAACCAGGCCCCGGGCCGCGGCGAGTGGCTGCTCAAGCTGGCGGTGGCCGGCGTGTTCTGCCAGGCCACGCTGTGGGTGTTCGATCGCCTGACCGGCAACGTCTGGCGCTGGGACTTCAGCTTCATGCTCGCCGCGCTGGCCATCTACCTGTGGTGCGGCATCTGGCGCCACTACCGCGCCAGCCGCCGGCGCAGCCCGCGCACGGGCTTGAGCCAGATCGAGCCATGACTACCGGCCCGATCTCCGAGTACTTCGACTGGGACGAAGTGCTCAGCAGCACCAGCGCCGAGCGCCACGCCATCGACAACACGCCGCCGGCCGAGCTGGTGCCGGTGCTGCAGGCCACCGCGCGCAGCATGGACCGCGTGCGGCGCATCCTCGGCGTGCCGGTGATCCCCAGCAGCTGGTACCGCAGCCCGGCGCTCAACGTTGTCATGGGCGGCGCCGCGCGCGAGCAGGACCTGGTGGCTCACCAGCTGCACCCGCACCCCGTGGTCGCCGCCGTGGCCACCGCCCGCCTGCAGCGCCGCCAATGGGGGCGGCACCTGAGCCAGCACACTAGCGGCCAGGCGGTGGACTTTCGCGCCCCGGGTTACGGCCCGCCGCAGCGCGTGGTCAGCCTGCTCAAGAGCGTGATGCGCGACCTGATGATCGACCAGCTCATCCTGGAGAACTTTGCCGGCCGCCACCCGTGGGTGCACGTGAGCTTCAGCGACCGCCCGCGCTTTCAGGCGCTGGAGATCGATGACATTGGCACGAGGTTGGCGTGATCTGGGCGTGGCTTCTGCGCAACCCGCTACAGACCGCGCTCGGCGCCGCCGCGCTCGCGTTCTTCATCGCCGCTGGGGTTCAGTCGTTCCGCCTGTCAAACGCACAGCAGCGGGCCGCCTCGCAAGCCGAGGCCTATGCCGCGCTCATCGCTGCTGCTGCCCGGGCCGCCAACGCCCGCGAGCAGCAGTGGCGCCAGCAACTCGACACCGCGCTCGCCGAGCGCGACACCGCGCGCCAGGAGGCCGCCGATGCCCGTGCCCACAATGACAAGCTGCTCGGCCAGGTGGCTCGCCTGCGCCGCGATGCTGCTGATGCTGACCGCCTGCGCGAGCAGCTCGCCGCCTACGCCGCCGGCGCAACCGGTGATCCCGCCGCCACCTGTCAGGCTCGAGCTGAGGCACTTGCAGCCTATGCAGCCGACCTTGGTCGAGCCGCTGATGAGGTTGCAGAGTCGGCTGGAGAACTTGCGGCGCTTGCAGTCACAGCCGCCGGGGAGCGCGACGAGTTCGCCGCCGACCTCGTCACCTGCGTCAAAGGCTGGCCGCGGTGAGCGCCAAGCCTGACCGCTGGCCAGAGTGCCCGCCCGGCGTCAACCGCTTCGAGTGGATCGTGCGCACCGCGCAGGCCCTGCGCCGGCGCCAGGCGCACGAGGTCGACCTGGTGCTGAGCCGCCGCGCCGCCGAGCGCCGGCGCACCGCCGATGCCCTGCGCGAGCTGGATGCCGCCAACGAGCGGCCGTGGTCGCAGGTCAAAGCCGCGAGCGAGTAGGGCCGGCGATCTTCTCGTCGTCGGTGGCCGGAGGGCCGCCGTAGATGAAGTCGAGCAGCTCACGCAACTCCTGGCGCCCATAGAACGGCGTGCCGCTCTTTGGGCGGCCGGTCATGCGCGTGACCGAGTAGTCGGCGGGGTTGCGCTTCAGTTGAGCCGCTACAAACGCTACAGCTGCAAAGCGCGGCGGCTTGGCACTGTCGTTCATCGCCTTGGCCAGCTTCATCGCACGCGTCCGGGTCGGCTCATCTAGGCGCCCCAGGTGCTGGTACACAAGTGCCGCCAATTCGCTGTCGTTCATGGTTTGCCCCTCGGCTAAACTGCCCGGCAAGTTGGTTGGTAATCCAGATTGTGCCCCCGTCGAATCAGGCACTTGCGCGCGGTGTCGTTACCAACCGAAACGCGCTGAAGCTGTTGATTCTTCGTCGATCCGCCGATTTTTCGTAATCAGTAGGTCGGACGTTCGATTCGTCTCAGCAGCACCAAAATCAAGGACTTCCGAACCCCTACGCCGCCAATTCGTTCGTTTGGTTCGTAAACCGCCGCTTTAGTTGCGAGTTGAGCGGCGGATTCAGGGTTCGGATGTAGTGCGCCTCCAGCGCGTCGAGGTCGTGGTCGCAGGGCACGAACGACCAGGCGTCGAAGTGAACGCCGGCGGCCCGGTGCTGCACGATGCGCCGGTGCACGTCGATCGCCTTGCCGACGTAGACGACCGTCTTGCCGGCGACCAGGAAGTACACGCCGCGCAGCCTGACCAGCGGCTGGCTGATCTTGACGATCTGTTCCTCGGTCATCAGGTCGGCGTAGGCGGCCTTCGGGTTGCGCGCGGCGATCGCCATGTACTGGCGCAGCGCCTCGAGCCGATCGCGCCCGAGCTTCACGCGCTGGCCGGCGTTGATGTAGTAGTACATCCCGCGGCTGACCAGCATGCCCATCGGCAGGTCGTCGGCGAACTCGACGTCCTCGTGCAGGGGGCCAGCGGCAATTGCGGCCGCGCGGATCATGGCGATCGCTCGATCGTCGCCGAGCGGGTGCATCTGCTTGCCCTTGGTGCAGTAGTAGAGCAACCGCCCGCCGCTCTCGCGCGCGGTCATGTTTTTCGGCAGGTCCAGGTACTTGGTCTTGGGGCGGCTCATCGCAGCGGCCTCACCTTCTCTCCCCGGCGGTACACCCGCCGCGTCACCGTGTTGGACGTGTGCCCCAGGCGTTCCTGGGCCGCCGCCAACGTCTCCGAATCGCTCGCCGACTTCGCGCGCAAGTCGCGAAATTGCCAGTCGGCCAGGGCGACCCTCTCCTTGTCTTTCTCCTGCGTGCCCCGCGCCGCCTTGCGGGCGGCGTCGAAGCGGCGGCGCAGCTGCCAGTAGCTGATCGGCCGGCCCTGCTCGTCGGCCAGGATCCACAGGCTGGCGGCACTGCGCGCGCGGGTGGTGGCGCGGTCGACGATCGCCTGCAGCGCGGGCGTCAGCTCGATGCGCAGCGGCCGATCGCCGCCCTTGGCCTGGCGCACCTGCAGATAGCCGTCGACCAGGTCGGCGCGCTTGGCGCGCAGCACGTCGGCCACGCGCTGGCCGATCTGCAGGGCGATGTCCATGGCGTCACGCAGCACGGCGTCGGCGTGGGCGTAGACGGCGGCGAACATGGCGTCGGTGACGTACACCTGGCGCGCGCGTTCCTTGTGCTTGGTCACACCGCGCACCGGGTTCTCGCCGCGTGTGTGGCCCCACTCGCGGGCGCGGTTGTAGACGTGGCTGAGCAGCGCCACCTCGCGGTTGGCCATGGTCTTGGCGCTGCGCGCGTCCAGGTAGGCGCGCACGTCCTGCGGGGTGATGTCGGCCAC